ACACGCCTACCGCGTTTCCAACACGGCCTCTTAAGCCTCTTGAGTAATCTTCCATGAATAAAAAATATGGAGCCGGTGGGAGTTTCTAAAACTCAATTATATAGCTGTTTTTAGATTTTAGGGTCTGTTTTAGGTGCTGACTTCTAAAACTCCACAAGTTCATTGCTCACATTGTTAGTTTAGCATAGCTTCCAAGAAAGTTCAAGTTTTATTTTTTCATCATAGACACAAAAGAAAGTCTTTTAATAGGAAAAGATTTTTTGATAGTTTTTTGAGGTTATACCAGACATTTCTGAAATTTTCCGTTATAACGGAAAAAGCCACTTTTAAAAAGTGACTTTAAAAAATAGAATTGTCTTTTTTCATTTCCTCTACTACTGCTTCAGTCAGCATCTTCTCAGCGAGGTCACCCTCTTCTATCTCATCTGGACTATAATAATAATCAATAATCATGCGTTTCTCCATGATCTCATTATAGTCACCACGGATGACATATAGATATTCTCCCGTCAATCCTTCCTCGATGTCTGAGATTAATTCATTTAGCAATTCGCTATAGTCGTAACTAAATGTATAATGTCCATCGTTGATCCATTGTTGAACTTTCTCAGCGGTTTCAATCGTTAAGTTCTTGAATGCCCTCTGACCATTTCTAATTCTAGTAATAGCAGAACGTGATATCCCGATTTCTCGTTCTAGTAGATTTGCTGGAATAGCCTTGTTCATCAAGACCATTTCAACCTTTTTTGTATTAATAATCATTAAGCACCTTCCTTGAGCAAGATATTCACATAGGTTCTGCGAATATTTCTTGTACCCTTATTTTTAATTTCACTTACTGGTTGGGTTTGAGTTAAGTAGTTGTCGCCTTGTTTGTCAACGATCGACTGGATACGTTCCTTGAATTCTTCCCAGCTTTCGTCCTTATGTTGTACCACCCGAATTACTTTATGAGTTTTTGCAATCTCGCTTTTTGTGAATTTCATTTGATTTTCCTCTTATCCTAAAGTTTTCAATGCTTCGATTGTGCTTGCTTTAAGCTGCCCATTTTTCTTTACTGCTTCACGAGGGGCATCGCCCCTCTATGCTGCATTGGTTGTTTTTGCTTCACTTACTTTTTCAAGAAGTAAGATTGTGAGAGCCATTTCTTTGAAGTCTTTATCATCGAACCCGATAACATCTCCGTAAACTCTGATTGCTGTTAATAGGGTGTTGTACAATTCATACATGGCATCTGATGATAACTTTTCACGGTCTAGGATTTCTCCAAGTTTTAACGAGCGTTCTCTACGATTCTTAACTTGTAAGATTTCTTTTGCTAGTGCGATTTGTTCTTGCGATGTTAGTGATTTTTTCATTTTGATTTCTTCTTTCCTTATCTTTATGATTTAATTATACACTACTTGTTGACATATGTCAACATTTTTATAAAAATAATTTAAGTTTTTTTATTCTGAAACTAGTTTCAGCACACAAAAAAAGCCCTCCTTTCGGAAGGCTGTCATTTCTTATTTAAAAGATCCAAAGTCTGTGATGCGTTGCCCGTTTTCGGATTGCCCCACTGCCACATATCTACGATTTCCAGAACCGCCAATATAAGAGATCCAAATGTAGCCATCATTGTCAATCCATCCATCATAGTTGATTTCTTGACCTACACTATACACAGCTACAATCTCAGCTCCAAGACCGGCTTCAGCTCGTACATTTAGAGCAGATACTTCAACAGTGAATGTTCCTGTTTCTGGATGGAATCCACTTGATTCAATTGTCAATGGTTCTGATGGTTCTGGTTGTTCAAATGTCACAGATGTGTCATCAGTTGGGAAATAGAACCATCCAACAATTCCATCGAAGTTGCGTGTGTTGTATCGTGCAGGACCTCCAACATAAAGGGAATCAGCATTGCCATCAATGTTCTGTTCGATAGTTCTCATAGTGAATCCATCGCTATCTTCGATCACAATTCCTGTGTGACCGTATGGATGACCATACAGATATTGTGTATCCATGACAAAGATGGCTCCTGCTCGTGGATTGACTCCTACTGCATCATACACTACTTCGTATCCTAACCCTGCGGCTGAATTAAGTAGGTCAATAGCATTTCCCCAAAGTGCTTTTCCAAAGAAATTGATAGAAATTGAATTTGGTAGGTCCACACATTGGGTTCCGTATGCACCATCTGCATCAGCTCCTACACCTTGATTTGCCAAAGATTCGGAATAACTTATAATGTCATTTGTTGCTACCATTTTTGAACCTCATTTCTTCCATTGTTCATTGGCTTTCTTGACAGCAGCCTCAATGAATGTGTTTAATTGGTCATTGGTCAAATTGATGTTATATGCTTCTAGTCCTTCAATCAAGCTAGTTTTAGCATGCTCCATCTTATCCTTGCCGTGAATGTCCAATGTTCCTGCTACTTGTTCAGTAGCATTCACAGCGTTGTTTGCAAGGATTTCAGCAACTTCAAGAGCTTTCTTCCCTCCACGAGTCAAAAGATATTTCTTGACTGCTTGAACAACAATTCCAACCAGAATTACAAGAATACTCATTGCGCTACTTGTTACAATATCAGTGATTTGATTCATTTTTCTTTTCTCCTTTTTTTAATTAGCTTACTAGGCTCTTCCAAGCCATCTTTTAACTGAAATTTTTCATGATCAATATTTTGTTTTACAAGGCGATCAAGGCCAGGAATTTCAACTCCCAGAGCTGAAAGGCTGGCAAGAATGCTGGATCCGTATGCTGCCATCATTGCTACAATGAAGGCATCAACTACTGGTCCAAGATTCATATATAGGGCGAATGGATAGCCAATGGCTACAATTAAAATCATAGCTGTGTGGCTCACTAGCCCTTTTCTCCATTTGCGACTTGAAAACTCGTGATATGCCCATGCTCTAGATACCCCTATAACAATATCTAGAGCAACAATGGCCATGAACATGAACACAATCATGTGTTCATCAATTCCGTGATCGTAAAAATCCCTAACTACTTCAATAATTCCAAAGATTCCATCGGGTTCTTGATACATCAATCACACTCCCTTCATTTAAGATTCAGGCTGTGCTACTGGTTGAGTTTCAAGGTCTCCTGATGGTTTTTTCTGATTCTCTTCTTTGGGAACTTCCCAATTGTAGATTGCAAGCTTGCCGTTTTGAAGAAGTGGGCCTTTCAAGTCTTTGATAGATTCCCCATTATAGGTGAAATCATAGTTGACTTGAACAAGAACACGCTTCCCTTCACTGAATTTTTCAGTGTGATCTGGGTCAATCAGAGTGAAGATGTCATGTTCTTTGTAGGTCTTGCCTACTTGAGCAACTTCCACAAGCTCAAGCGCTCGCTTGTAAAGAGTGGGATCAAGCGGATTGTCTTGGTTGGTTACAGCAACAAGGACAGACCAATCAGCGAGAGCTTTGTTATTTTGGATTAGGACATCTTTCTTTTCGTTTTCTTGAGTAAGTTCTTGAATTTTCTGGATAGCTTCCTTGTTAGCATCAACAGATTTATCAAGTTCTTTTTTAAGGGACACAATAGCTCCAGATGGGTCTAATTCCATACGGACAATGTTCAATACTGCTTCAACCAATGTTGCATCATCTTCAGTCATGCGATTCGTTGGTAAAATTTCCTCAAATACACGATAAGGAAAGTCTTGCTTGATTGCTACCTTGGTAGTGTTAGCTACTGCATCGTATGATTTAAACTGTAATTTGTAATCCATTATTTATTTACCTCGTTTTTGTTCTTGATTTCTTCAAAAAGATCCTTCAAGTCCTTATCAGACTCTAGGACAGAGCGATAGATTTCTAACTCTTGCGAGAGCTGTGCTACTTCCCGTTGTGATTCAGTCAAACGTGCTTTAAATTCTGCTTCATTGATTGACTTACTAGCTAATTGATTTGCCATATCTGTGATAATTGATACATAGATTTGTTCGTTCATTAATCCATTTCCTTTCTATCTAAATCCTAAATCCATATCCATTCAAAATACCTTGAATGTGATTTTTAATTGTGGTATTAGTAATCATCCCGTGTCTAACCATCATTCCAAAGCAAGTAAGTAAATCCCAAAGATAAGCTCCGACATCTTTACCGTTTGCTAAGAATACTTTTCTTGAATAAAGGGCTTCCAAGAAAAAATCACCACGTCCGATATAGTGTTTGACACTGTTCTGGTTCATGGGCAACAAATATGTCTGTTTACCGTCTATGTTATTGTGGAAGTTCCAAGGACTCCGATTTTCATTATTACTATAAATCAGCACACGGTCTCCGATGAATTCAGTGAGACTTTCTTCTGCCCCATTCCCTTTACCAGACCAAATTCTTATTCCGGCGAATGTTTTATTGTCGTGGCGCTCTACCTCTTTAGGGTCTTTATTATGGTTTGTTCCAAAAACCATGAGTGCAGCATTGCTATCTCTAAATTTTTCTGCAACAAATCCGCTCTTCATCAATTTTATAAATTGAGAGGAGTTCGTGTCATCAATTCTTCGAATTGTTCCTGTGTTTGAGTACAGATTTAGTGTTCCGTTGTCTAGGTCAAATACAGTTGAACCATTTTTAGCGCTTAACCTTCCCCCTTTAATGTGTTCTGCAGAAAAATCAATTGATGCCAGTTGCGTGATAAAAGCCTTTTGCGATGTTAATTCCCTGATGAAGGCTTGATTTGATACAAACTTGTTAATCAGGGCAGAATCCACTAATAGCTTATCTGCTGTTACTGCATTACTAGCCAAAATCTGAGTAGTGACTGATCCTGATTCAAAATTACCTGTTTTGAGCTTGTCAACCATTGCAGATTTAATCACCGCATTATCAATTAATGTATCGCCAGTAATGTGAGTGGCTCTACCAGTGATCCGATTTAAACCACTTGCTCCTAAATTGATACCAGAAATTAAATCTCCTGCGCTATTTAAGTTTTGGATAGCATACGATCCAGCAAGCTGTGTGACTTGAGTCCTTGTCGCTTCTGCAGATTGTTGGGCCTGTCTAGCTTGCTCTGCAACTTGGATAGCCTTAGTTTGAGCGTCCTCTGCTTTTTCTTGAGCCGTTCGGGAGATTCCAGCGGCTTGATCTGCTCTAGCTTGAGCACCGATAGCAAGTTTTTTAGCCTCTGCCGTTGCGCCCGACACTTCGCCAATTTTTGAAGTCATTTGTGATTCCAGCGCTTTTGTTTTTGCAAAAGCGTCATCAAACTGACTTGGCTTGTATGGCCCTGTGTTTGACCCACGCACAAGGATTGGTTCTTTGAACTCTATCCATCCATTTTTGGCTAAATATATGTAAAATGGATAGTTTGCATCTTCACCGAAAGCAAAATCTTCCTGAACAGTAAAAGTCTTCTGAAATTCCTGCCATTCATTAAGTGGTGGCCTATTCTTGCCAATATCGGAAGATAAGAGGATTTTATTTAATCCGTGATTTTTTATGTTAAAAGCAAAAGAACTATCTGGATATTCCTTAATACGGTATTTAAAACCTAACGTGTAAGTCTCGCCGTGATAGATTTTTTTAACGTAAATTGGAAGAGAGAACCCTGACCAGTTGTAACTAGTAAGACCTTGTACCTTGATTGTGAAAATGCCATCTGCAACAGATACGCTTGCCTTTGGATTGTTGTTACCAACAAGCGTATTTTTGTCCATCGTCATGGAATTGACGATCAAGTTATTATCATCTGTAACGTACTTCCCAACCTCTGTTTGGAAAATCTGGCTAGACATGATCAAACGTGACATTTTGTTTGGTAAATCAGATTCTGAAGTGCCTAAAACACGTTCATACAATGCTGAGTTCTCTCGTACTCGCTGGAAGTCAGATTGATTGACTTTACCGTTTAACAAACTAGTGATTTCAGTAAATCTTCCATCAATGCCTTGCTTGTAAGTGGATAACTTAGCATCTTGTTCACTTGTGAGTGCTTCAAATTTTCTTTCGACTGTTCGTGCATTCTCGCTATAAGTTGCTTTGTTAATATAGTTTCTTGATAGTTCCTCACGGATTGAATTGATATTGGTTGATGTCTCATCTCTGACATAACGCTTCAATTCTTCAGTGCGGTTGCCATCGTTATCAACGTATGACTTGATTTCCGCAATCTTAGTTGAAATTCCATCAGTTGTATTTGCAATTTCATTTAATTTAGTCCCGTACTGATTTTTAAAAGCATTGATTTCTTCTGATAATGTAGTTTGAGTTTTTTGTGCTGATTTCTTAAAATCAGCCAATTCTGATTTGATCTTATCGTTATTGTCAATAGCATATAATGCCTGGGTTGATGCTTGTTGCGCTTTCTCAAATGCATTGTCAGCCGTTGAACGCACAGACCACATCTGATTAAATGCAGCTTCTGCTTGTTTTTTTGCATCTGAAATCTTACTGGATTGATTGTCTAATTCTGTGCTTATACGCCAATTAAAATCATTGAATCTTCCAGTGATCTGTGCTGAGATTTCTGCTTTGACCACTTCAGCTTGTGCTTTTGCTTGTTCAATACCATCAGTGATCTCTTTTCCCAAGGCTCCTGCCTTGTCTTCAAAAGCCCTATTGGCATTGTCAACCAACACTTTCAATTTTTTGTTATATTCATCGTCCTCTTGAGTCTTTTGAACTGTATCAAGGATTTCAGATGCTATATCAGAAATTCCATTAGAGCCTGACATGCCTCCACCGTGACCGGCCTTGTCATCAAATGTAAGAGAAATATACTTTTCTGAAAGGGCATCAAAAACATAGCCTACAGCTTTCTTCTTCAGCATGACATCATGCTTCAAGCTCATGATGGTCACTGTGTCACCAAGATGAACAGTTTGACCATCTAGCTCATAAGCTTCAATCTTGATCTGATCAGTGGTTTTGTCAATATTTCCATTCTTGAATTTAGCTTCACCCCATTTTCTCAATTCTTCCTCTGTAGTAAGATCATTGTTCTCATACTCAGCTTCATTGATATAAGGGTATCTGCCAATGAGGGGGCTGTCCACGGTAACTTTCAGAACTGTGTCTTTTTCTGCTCCTTCTGGCTTGAAGGTTGATTTAAGATGTAGTCTTGTGATAATGCTGGAACTGCTCTTGTTTCGTTCATATTGCTTCAAGTTTTGATGCGTGGTGATTACCACACCACGATCAATGCCCCGGCTTTTCGGAATGTCAATCAGGAAGTTGTCACGGATCATCTCGCCTTCCCAAGCGCCCACAATGGAATGTTTCCCATCCATCAGGATCTTATAGAGCGTTTCATCCTCTGTAGTGTTGAAAGTTCTATTGTCCATAATGTTACTTGTGAAAGAGAATTTTCCAAGTGGTGTCTTAACTGCTGAAATCATAGCATTCAAGGCGATTTGACAGGTTGAGTTTAAAACTTTGATAGGACGAACAGAGCGCTTGAAGATGTCCTCTGTGATGTGCTGACAAGTCAGACTTACTGTGTCATCTTGCTCACTGATTTCCTTAATTCGGAATAGTTGCCGGCCAGTGACAGGGGTGGGGGCAATGATGAGCATGTCTTCCTGAAACTTCTTATAAATTTCAGTGTCTGTGATTGGATAATCAACCTTGAGAGTGTAGCTCACGTTGATTACTTCTTCAACTTCTGCTTTTGTTGATTCATGGAGTGGCTGGCCATTCCATTTCACTGTTTGAACATTTCTGTCTAATAGATATAGAATTATAACCACCCCCAATTTGTTTCAAAGACAAGCGATTGAATACCTGGTCCCAAAACCACACCAACAGTTTTCTGAGCTTGGTTAGCGTCAATTGTGATGAAGTCTCCTGACCACTTCATAAGATTCCCTCTCTTATCAAGGAAGCTTGGATTCTGTGGATCATTCACCATTACAGCGCTCTCAGAAAGTTGTTCAAGTTTGATGGTTTGCTTCCCAATCGTGAAGCTAGTCTCAGATGAGCTGTTCCCTTTAATTGTGATTTTAGGGAACGCTAGTGAGCTTCCTTGCAGCCTGAGAACACCATTTGAATTAAGAGTTTGAACATCATTGTTCTTCATGTATTTTGTGGGGTGACAAACAAATGTCACTTCCACAGAATACAGTTTAGTTTTATCCCTTTGAGTGTCAGACACCTTTGTCTGGTAACAGAACCATCTTGTGAGCTTATTCTGTTGATTCTCAAGCCAGAAATTCCTTTTGGAAAGGAATTGTACAAATTCAAGGACTTGCAGTTCTGTTGGGTTGATGAGCTGAAGAGTGTATTTCTTTTCAATCGCTTCCCTGTGAGGGTTTGACTGAACAATGTATCCACTGACTCCATCGTGACTCAATAGCTTGTCTTTTGAGAGACCGACTTGAATTGTAGGGCCTTCAAGCACAATCACATCAAATGGAAATGATGAAGTTCCAACTCCATCAATAATCAATTCATTGTACTTTACCATGCAGGCGCTCCTCTCAATTCTTTTTGTCTTCTCAATTCAGCAGCTATCTTCTGAGATACCTTATTAGCGATCTTCTCAATATCAGCTTCTTCTCTGATGATGTTGTCAGAGATGTTGATGTTGATCACGGTTCCTTGTGGGTCCATTGTTTGGGCAATGCCCCGACCAATAGCGCTCAAGTTACGTTCATTCAGTGGCAGGACTGCTTCTTTCCCAGCTTCCCCACCAACCATGAGGCTATTTCCATTCATTCCGAATGCTGTTGGCTTGGTTAGAATCCCACCTTTGGCATACCAGTCAATCCCGATACTTGGAATCCCTTTACCCTTCAACCAGTCCAGTGGGTTCAGTGATCCACTAGCACGGAAGTGAGGTAGTGGAATGTGTGGCCATTTGAATTGGAAATTAAAGAAGCCTTTAATAGCATCAATAGCGTTTCCAACTAGGTCTTTTGCTCCATTGATAGCACCGCCAATGGTGTCTTTAATCCCGTTCCAGATACCTGATGCAGTTGAGCTGATACCATTCCAAATTCCTGAAATCGTGCTTGAAATTCCATTAAATACACTTGAGACCGTGCTTGAAATTCCATTCCAAATGCCTGACAGAGTTGAGCTGATACCATTCCAAATGCTTGATGCAGTGCTTGAAATAGTATTCCAGATGTTAGATAGAATCTGAGCCATCGCATTGAATACAGATTCAGCAATGCTCTTGATACCATTCCAGATGCTTTCAGCGATGCCCTTGATGGATTCCCAAGCCCCAGACCAGTCCCCGTTGATAATTTGCATCACAGTCTTAATGATGCCTAATACCACATTGATAGCTGTTTCAACTACGGTTTTGATGGTATCCCAGACCGTGGAAATTACGGTTGAAATGTTATTCCATGCAGTTTCAATAAAAGGTCCAAGGACATTCATGACTGTTGTCACTACTGCTGAAATAGCGTTCCAGACTGTTTCTGCTGTCTGTCTGATCAATTGTTGGTTGTCGTTCCACCAACTTGTTAGAGTCCCCCAGATTTGCATTACAAAATCAGAGATGGCTTTGACAACAGTGTTGATGACTGACATGATAGCATTCCAAACTGTTTCAACAGCGGTCCTGAATCCCTCATTGGTTTCCCATAAATACTTAATAACTACTATAATTCCAGCAATTGCAGCAGCTACTGCTATAACTGTTCCAATTATTGGTAATGCAGCAGCTATCAGTCCACCTATAGTGGTTTCAGCTGCCATTGCTGCCGCTTGTAATGCGAGGAATATTGGGGACAGTACTCCAGCTACTGTCACAATACTTCCAAATACAACTACAAGTTCTTTAATTGGCCCAGGTAATTTATTTACCCATTCTGCGACATTTTTAAAAAGGCCTACAAGTACATCAAGCACTGGAGCGAATGTTTCTGCTATAGCCCCACCGACTTCAGCCATAACGATTTTCAAACCATTTTGGGCTGTAGTGAATTTGTCAATAGGATCCAGAGTGCTTTCATAAGTTTGTGAAACCAAACCGGCTGACACTTGTGAAGTGTAGCCTAAATCTTCCATGTTGAATTTCCCACGTTTGATTGCATCAATCATCTGAGGGGCTTTCTTAGCACCAAAAATCTCCATAGCGATTCCCATCGCTTCTGTCTCTGACTTGCTGTTCTTGATGGCTTCAATGGTTTCATTCAGACCTTGCTTCATGGTCTTTCCTTGCTTGGTATATACACCAGCGGCTTTTGTCAGTCCGGAAAGCGCTGAGGATGAATCCACCCCGTTTTTCTCGAACTGACCAATAAGGGTGACTGCCTCACCAAATTCAAGACCAAGCATCTTGATTTGAGGCGCTCCATCGGTTGCCTTTTTCATCAACTCATCAACAGAAACCCCTGTATCTTGAGAAACATAGGTGACATTATCCAAAATCTCTGTTAAGTCATCAATGGATAAGCCGTAAGCTTCCATTGCTTGTTTTGACTGGATTGTTGCATTCGTGACATCTGTCCCATTAATCTCAGAGAACTTGATCATGTCTTCTGAGGTCACTTTGAGAGCGTCACCAGTCAATTTGAATTGAGTGTTGACTTCACCAACAGCATTCCCGATGGTACTGAAATCAGTAGGGACTTCAGTGGCTATGCCATTAGCAATACCTTGCATTTCTTCAAGAGCTTTCCCACCGGCACCAGTCTTGGTGACAATGGTGTCCATTCCCTCATCAATTTCCCGGAACGCATCTAGAGCGCTCTTTCCAAAATCAACCAACTTCTGACTGATCTCAGATAGCTTCTCAGAAAATTGATTCAGTAACTCAGCTTTTAGAAGCTTATTTGTCTCTTCTAGACCGCTACTAGCTTTCTTCCCTGACTCACCAAGGTTCTCCATTTCATTGGCAAGCCCGTTGAAGGCAGCCTTGGACTCGTTCAATTGAGTTTCTAGCTTATTGACTTCTGTTGAGTTCTCGCCATATTCTTGTTTTGCAAGAGCAAGCTGTTTCTCAAGATTCTCGATCTGTTGGGCAACAATCTCGCTTTGCTTCCCAATCTTTTGTTCAGCAAGTGTCAGCTTATCTGCTTCACTAGCATTGGAACCCATTTGGCTTTCTTGCAGCTTGAATGAGCTGACAACTTTGTCACCTTCACTTGCAAGGCGCTGTTGCTCGTTTTGAAGCTCTTTCAGTTGTTCACGGTTGGATTTGGTAGCATTCCCATTTCCATCTAATGCCTTATTGACATTCTCAAGCTTGTTCTCATAGCCCTTCAGGATGTTCTCTGTCTGGACAACTTCCCGTTGAAATGCACGGTATTGATCAGCACCAATGTCACCACTCTTGAACTGAGCTTCAACTTGTGCTTGTGCCTGTCTCAATGTTTCCAATTTCTCCTTGGTAGTTGAGACTTGCTTTTGAAGCACTTCTTGCTTCTGAGCCAATAGAGTCACATTCCCTGTGTCAAATTTCAGAGCTTTGTCAATGCTCTTCAATTCTTTTGCTGCTTCAATAGAGGCAGAATTTACTTTTTTCAGTGCATTTTGAAGGGGCTGTGTGTCACCGCCAATTTCAATTTTTATCCCTTTAATATTACCGGCCATATTTCCTCCTTTCACATAAAAATATAAAGAGCGCCTAAAGGATTCTTGTGATCAATTGTCCATCTATTCAATGAACTTGACCTCAGATTCTTCCTCTCAGCACTCTATTTCAGACTAAAATGAGTCAAAATCTGACTGTGTGGCCTTGCGTGTTTCTGATTTGTTCTCAGTACGCAAATTCACATAATCTGTTTGATAATCCAAAGCCATTCCAATTGAAATGTGCTTCAAATCATCAATTGTGAGACCAGTTTCTTTACAGCAAGAAAGATATGATTCTACTGTAAAGATTTCATCACTGGCTGATTCTGACTCATCTGGTTTTTTTTTGATGTCATCGTGTCGTTGATCATTTCCATTAGAATTGGAGCGATGTCCTGTAAGGGGAATTCCTCCATTTCCATGAAAAATTGTTCATAAGGCTTGATGTGTGGATTTCCTGATTTCGTGAAAACCCAAAACAAGCGATTGAAGAAGGTCATATCAAAGTTGGCCAACATGTTGATGTCAACTTCATTGTTGCCATTCTCAGCCATTTGCATGATATTCTGGTTTGAGATCATTCCAAATAGATCTTGGAAGAAATCTTTCCCAAACTCACTCTTATAAGCGATAGGAGTGTAAGCATTGGTTACAAGCTCATACTCCTTTTCACTAATGGTCACACTCTTACGCATTTAAGTCCTCCTTAATTACAAAGCTTGATTAGGTTCATATACCTTTTCAAACCATTTCTTGTAAACTTCTTGATCATCCGCTGATGTGATGGAACGTTTCACAACTTGGTCACCGGGACGAGGGCTGGCATTGAAGCTCAATTCACGTTCATTCACGTTGGTTCCGTTCTTGGTAGCTGATCCGCTTGATGGGCGACTTGCTGAACAGTAATACATGACATGGCGTGTCTTGTTAGCATCGCCAGCAAATTCAAACATAAGTGCGAAGTTGGTTGTCTTCGCATCTGCTTTTTCTGTGACCACTCCTGTTGTAGAGTCTTTGATGTCACCCAAAATTTTTGTTGCGAATGCTTCAATGATGTGTGGGACTTTGAATTTACCTTCGTAACCTTCGTTTGAGTTGACGAAGTAATAATCAATGTTATCAGCTTTCACTGATCCTGAATCCCCTTTAGGGTCCAGCGTCAATTCCATCGCTCCAGGGAAGCGGAATACTTGACCATAAGTGATCACTCCTGCTTCACTGATTGATTGGATTGGTGCCACATGGACATTTTCAAGTCCAAATGTAACTTTGTTTTCAGTCATTTCTTTCCTCCTCAATATAGATAGACTTCATAAGACTTCACAAACAGTCTTTCTGATTCAATAAAATTCTCTTCTTGAACATCATAAAAGAGCTTGTGGTCATTCCACAGCTCTTCCAATCGTTCTTCTAGCTCCTCATCTTTTCGTTCAAATGCCAATTCTACAGTGACAGCACGGATCATGTATGATGCTTGATTGTCTGTTCCTGTGATAGATGGCAAGCTTTCAAAATAGACAAGGTAAGGCAGCGTGGGGACATTTCCTTCCCTGAATGCCTTATAAGTGACTGGCAAGCCAGCCTGTTCCAAAATATCTGCAAACTCTGACAGCTTCATCTTCCAAGCTCCTTCAATTTCTTTTCAAAATTCTCAATAGCGTGATCTTCTGCCGGCTTGATGTGTACGATGCCGGAAACCCGTCCCCCGTTCCTTTTGATGTGTCCAAATTCAAGCAAATGAGGGAGACGGTAATTTGTGTTATGCACTACAAAGTTACCTTTCCCCATTTTCTTCTTCTTCCACGTTTTAGCATACTTCCCAAATCGTTTGGGACTTGTCGCTTTCAATTCTTGGACGGTCTCTTCTGCTGTTTCTTCTGCTATTTTGTCAACTTTCTCTTCGACCTCTGTGGAATAATCTGCTAATGCTTGAGCGATTTGACTGGCTAGATCTTGGCTCATGTCATTTTCTCCACTAGAGTCAATTCAAGGATGTTGAGGTTGATTGGATATGTTTTCAAAATCCGGTACTCCTTACCGCCAAATTCAGCAAATTCCTGATTGTCATATTCAAAGCTGTGAATATCAACAATCAGATTTGGACGAATGCCAGCCTGGTTGGCTTGGTAAAATTCGGATCGTGTGATAGATTTTTTCTTACAAAAAATTGTAGTCTTTACTTTCTCAGTCAGATCTTGCTTGAGCTTGTCCTTACCTGTAATTTTAAAACCTATCAATGTGATTTCATCATTCCACATCTCGCACCTCTTTCTTGGAAGAGATTTGCAGATTGTGCAAGCGCCATTGAAGGTGACGTGGTAAATCAACACCACCTTCATAGCGATAAGCAGCAAAGTCAACAATGAACATTTCATGGTCAGCACGATCTGGAACCAATTCAACACCCAGATTGTTTGTTAATTCGCTGATGACGCTTGAGACAATCTTCTCTAGTGTTTTATCTCGCAAATTTGAAGCAATTCCTAATTTGATTTTAAGTAATTCCACTAACTGACCAGTGTCCATGCTATTCTTCCTCTTTCTTGGTTACTTTCTTTCGTTTCGGTTTTTCTTCAGTGGTTTCTTCTACTTCCTCAGTAGTTGCTTCCACTTCTTCAGTGGTTTCTTCTGCTTTCTTAGTAGATTTCTTCACTACTTCATCAGTGATGAAGATTGAACCTGCTGAGTTGAAGCCTGTCAAGAGGCTTTTAACAAACTCTTGATCAGGTTCATATCCTTTGCGTGGGAAGATATCATCAATCTTATATTCATGTTGTTCCGTGTCACGCATGTCCTTGAATGGACGGATTACTGTATAGGTCATGTGATACCTCCTTACGCTACAACATCAGTGTATGTGCCAAAGAATCCAGCAGCTTCATCTACTTTCTTGACATCAAGACGTAGGAAGAGTCCAAGCAATTGGCCATAGATGTCATTGTTAATCCATTTAACTGATACTTGAAGACGGTCAAACAATTTAACGAATTCAGCAACATCTCCAATAAAGAACTTCATGTCACCTTCATTGCCAAATAGGGTGTCATCCACTGGATAAATCTTTTTACCACCGAATGAATAGCCTGTAGGTGATGTAACATCTGGTTGAAGCATATATTTCCCATTTTTATCCTTGACCTTGTCAAGCGCTGCAAACATTGATTGAGTTACAACAATACTTGCTTTGTAGATTGATTTTAATTTCTTGTTGTAGATGTCTTTGATGCCATCTAATCCAGCAGCATCTGCTGGAGTAGCTGTTTTGAGTACAGCAGTAATTAATGAAAGCTCAGTATTTTCACCTTGATTGACTACTTCATCTTCTACAATAGACATGATGTCGTAGTCTGCATCATCAATCATTTCTTGAGACACAGGAATGTATCCACGGTAAGTCTTGATTGAGTAATCAATTTCACTGATCTTTGGTTTTGCAAGCTCAGGATTTGCTTTCAATTCATCAGTAGAAGCCATTTTCCCATCTGTCTTCTTGATAACTGGATATTTACCAGAACCACTATTCACTTGAACACGTTGGACAAGATCCAAGAGTGGATTGCGTGTCTTTTCAAGGAAGTGAGGTTTTAACACTTCAGTTGGGATCAAAGCAGCGCTTCCAGAGTCAGTTGTTTTAAGACCTTCAATGTCACGAGTTTGACCAGTACGAATGAATTTAGCAATTGCGTCACGTTGTTCCAATTTCTTTCCTCCACGTTGCTCAACATCTTTGAATGTTGGGGCTTTCCGGTTTTGTTCATCAACTTGTTTTTGAAGATCTTCAATTTCTTCTTCAAGTTTTGCTTTTTCTGCCTGCTTCTCTTCTAATTCTTTTTGAAGATCTTCAAGGCTCTTTTCAACCGCTGAAACTTCTTCCTCAGTTTCAGCACGGTCCAATTTTTCTGATTCGATTGCTGAACGGTTGTTCAATTCTTCAATTGCTTCTTCCAATTCAACAATCTTGTTTGCTTTAGTGCGCATACGTGCGCCCAGAATCAATGCTTTATTCATAGATTGTATTTCTCCTTAATTTTCATTTTGCGTTCATTTAACGCTTCACTGTTAGCACGTTTTAGACACTCAAAGTCTTTCTTCCGTGCAGCAATTTCAGTTTGTGGATAGGCCGGGAATGTGCAAGGACTGACTTCAAAGATTTCAAGTTCTAGCACTGTATCAAGATAGGAACCATCTTCACGCTCAATAGTGTCCACCTTAATAGGCATGAATCCAAAACTGCATCCAACAATATCCCCACGCTGTACACGGGCATAAGCTCCCATAGCGTCTGGATCATTTCTGTTGATGATAATGTCTCCATAAAGACCTTTGTCATCAACTTTTAGAATCACTGTGCTGTTCCCTGTTCGTCCTAATACTAGGTTATGGTCATGATTAAACAATGCACGGATGTCAGCATTCTTGATTGCTTCTTCAACTCCTGCACGTTTGATCACTTCAAAATAGCCTGGCCACAGCTCAGTTTCTTCATCAAACCGGATGAAGTAGCCACTCAGGATCAAGTCACCAGATTCTTGTTCTTCTCGTGTCTCAAATTGAGTAGCGATGTATGAATTACGTTTCTTCACTGGCATTTCCTCCTTCCTTATTTAGTTTGTTCTGATTGCCTAACTCGCCTTGTGGCAGATAGTTTTCAAGAACAATAATTTCATCCATTTCAGGATCTGGAGTCATACCAACCCAATCTCTCCACTCGTTTCTACGCATTGCAGCACTGTTAGTCATTTGTTGGGCCACAGTTGAAAGCTCTGTGATGTCGTAAGAATACAGTGAACGTGGATTGAATTTGAAGTAGCGTGTTGTTGAAGTCAGTAGATCTCTTGTTAGTGTCTGAGTAATCGTTGTTGCGATGCTCATGATAGTGGTGTTCACAAAGTTGTTGTATTCTTCTTTGTTGAAATCTCCCACACCCAACACAAAAGCCGGAACACCTAACATTCCAGCTACTGTCTTCTTATCAATTTCTACTGATTCATTCAAAGCGATGTCATTCAAACTTAATGGCTTCACTTGTTCCACTTCTAGCAAAGCTTCTGGAACGATCCAAGGTTCACCGGATTGGCTTGTTGTCAGATATTTCTTAGCAATTTTTTCCCGGCCTTCCACTGTTCCAAGTTCCTCACTTGATGAATCTACCTTGATAATAAGGCTTGGAATGTTTTTTCCATTCATGAAGCCTTTCTTGGTCTGTGTAGCCATGTTCAAATTGCGAACGATATCTTTCAAAGCAAATCTAAAACCGGTCCCAATATAAGGCAGGTCTGGATCTGGATTGATGGCAAAGTGGACCACTTCATCTGGATTGAAATCAGTGTCCCTAAAATGGATCATGTATGTCAAATCATTACTTTTGAACGACACTTCTGACATTGGGAATGGTCTGAGATTGCTGATGTAGTCAGTCATTGGATCATATTCCACATGTAGCACAGAATTCCCATCGCCAAACAGGAGTAAGTCCCTGACAATCTTGAAGATCCATGATTTTCTTGTCATATGATCGCAAGGATTGATGTCAATCTTACGGGCTAACCCGTCCTTGATTCGTACATCACCGGATTCTGTATTCTCCATGAGCTGGATAGTCATATTTGAAACCATATCAGCAATTTTATTGACTGCCATGATCACATCTGGATTTCTAGCTAATGGAATATAGCCATCGCCATCATACATGATGCCCAAATCAGAATTGCCAAAGCTTGTGAACATCGTTTGAGACTTGCCACGCTTAAATAATTTGTCAAAGATTCCCATATTTCTCACCTCCTTTCTACTTAATCAAAGTAAGCCATCACATTCTTATTCTTACCAAGGTTAGCAAGTGCTTGTATACAAGCAAAAACGCTCGCATCAAACAAGTCAATTCTTGCTGTACCGCCATCACCGTCTAACTTCTCATACTGGACAGCGTCATCCACTTTCTCAATGGCTCTGACATTGCTGACACAATACTCATAAGCGTCCGAATGCACATAATAAAATTCTTTATTCTTCACTTTCAATTCAATTCTTCTGAATCCCTCTGATTTCAAATAGAATAGCTGAGGCTGGTCAATCATTTTGAATTTAGCTTGCTTCATTTTTAGCATGAACTCTCTACCAAATTTCCTGTCCATACCGACAGCAGCAATTTTGAAGCCTTTCTGTCTCATCTCTATGAACCATTTAACAATGTCATCATAGAGAACAGTTGGAGTGTTACTCATGGTCAGCCATCCGTCTGATTGCCACCCAAAAAGTGGGATGCCATCATCATTGGCTTTCTTTTGAGCATTGACACGAGGGAAGAAAGCGTGTGTGATACAAATATCAACATCTTTTTCACCATCGTTATACACACCGTATAAAGCAGCAGCGGTCAAGTCATGCAGTCTTGAAAGGTCAGCTCCTCCATACCAGCGAATAGGAAGCCTTGCAAGCTCCTCAATGGTCCAGTCATAGCAGTCATCACTAGCAATAAACTCATCTGGATTGAAATAAGCGTTCATTGAGTTAGTAAAGACATTCAGAGTCTTATTGAAAAACTCGTTTCTGGTCTGTGGATCATTCAAGGCCTGTTCTGCTTCTTCCTTGAGGGCTTTGAGTGAGACGGTAACACCCCATGACGGATTTGCCATCTTCAACACATTCTCATCCAAGTAGTCTCCCACATCTCCATCAGTGTCCTGATTTGCCTTACAGATAAAGATGAAGAATGAATCATCTTTGACCAGCTCTTTCAACACCTTCTGACAATATTTTAGACGGTTAGCAAGGAAGCCTGTTGGAATGTCCCCGGCTGTGGAGATAACAAAAAGCATACTGTTTCGGTATGCTGACATTGTTTTCTTCATAAGACCATACTTCTTACTATTCCTCATCGTGTGAGCTTCATCGATGACCGTGACATTGCCATTGAGAGAGTCCAAACGGCTCTCATCGTTGGCCAAGGCCTGAATATAGAATGACCCATCATCTCCAAAATTAGCTGTGATAGAGTGTTCTTGGTTATTGTCCTTGATACGGATAGATTTCTCATTCCATCGTTCCACGTTGAACTTGATGAAATTAAAGGCTTCCAGCGCTTGCTTGACAGAATTGGCCACGATATAGCATTTTGAACCACTATCGGCATCCAAAATCTGATAAAGCAAAGCAATAGCAGCAGTAAAGCTAGTCTTGCCGTTTTTCCGTGCCAGCATTATCAAGGCTTCTTTGAACCTACGCTCGTTCGTACCAGCGTGATAGAACCCAAAGAGATTGACAACTGTGAAATGTTGCCACGGTTGCAAAATCAAAGGCTTGTTACGGATAGACATGGCAAACATGTCATCTCCTTGCTGATGAACAATTGAGTTCTCAATGAAGTGAACGGCAAAATCCACTATATCCTCATCAAGCTCATATGCTGGATTTTCCAAATCCCTCAAAAAGCGTTCAGCAGCCAAAATCCGTTCTTCGTTATGTTCCTCTTGATAGCTCAGGACATAATCAACATAGGCTTTAGCTTTTCCAAGATTGGTTGTAGCGTGGCGAAAATCGGCAAAACGTTTTTCAAAGTCTTTATCCATCTTTCACTCGCTTCTTTTTCAGTTCATTCTTAAACTTCAGGACCTCAGTAAGAACTGACTCACCCTCTTGTTCTACTACCTCACCAAGAGACTTAGGATTCATCATCAACTGATTAGAGTAGCTGAGGATGTCTTTCCTCAAAATTTCCATCGCTGTCAAGATTGGAACTTTGCGCTCATTTTCAGCACCAGCCTTATTGACGTAGGTGTCTGTTACTGGATAACCCATGTCAGCATAATCTTGAGCAAGTTTCTGATACTGATATAGCATACCTGCAAAGATGTCAATGATCATTTCAAACTCTTTACGATAAGTGCCCAAGTCTTTCATCTGCTTGACCACTTTTGACTTAATCGACTTTGCTGTAATTGGTTTAGCCAAAAACTACCTCCTTTCGTCAAAATCGCTTAGTTTTTACCCCCTTTTTATTTGAAGGCCCCCGACTTGGAAAAAGTTCCCTTCACCGGTACCCTACTGGCCGAAATGATTTTTCAAAAAGAGGGGGGCTAAAAATTTTCATTTTTCATTTTTGAAAAAATTTAAAAATTCTTTTTTTCTTTTCTTCTGCCAATAAATTCCATTTCCGATTATCTTATCGTTGTTGCGGTCATGGAACGTATTATGTTTGCGGTTGGTCAGCGGCAAACAATTCCAAGATATATACTCAAGTTCTGGATACTCAGATACTGGGTAAATATGATGAACCATTTCAGCTGGAACTGACTGCCCATATCTTAGACTTTCTTGGCAAAGGTAATCGTGTCGTCTCATGACCTTGTCACGAAACTTGTACCACTTCCTTGTCTTCAAGCTTTGTCTGACTGGTTTGTTGTACATGATATATACTCCTTTGCAAAACAAAAGGACAGGCTCTTGACCTATCCCATCTCATACAAGAAATCTATGCTACCATAATAAACCTTTTTTCGTGAGACTTCAAGATGTCTTTTGTCTCATCTTTTGTCTACAAAATCATATACGAGAGCTCCAATGAATACTAAAGGCAGAAATAGAAAAATCAATCCATGTTTAAATATTTTCCCTATATCTTCTTTTGTCCAATCGAAAACAATTTTCAAAAACATCAATGCGATAAAATAACAAACTAAATATCCTATGAGTAACATATTCCTCTCCTTCAACTATACCAATTTTATCCCTCACTTTCACATATCTTATATTTTGTTAAACTCACTCTAAATCTCAAAACCTTACTAGGCATGGGTTTTAAAGAGTTTCATTTTTTCAGTTTATGCTTAACTCATTATGTGAAAG